TAGCAATCCAGAAAGAGCGAAAGAACTTGCAGCAATCACTGATCCAATAGATTTTGCTTTTGCAGTTGCAGAAATGGGAACTAAATTGAAAACACATAAAAAGAAAGCTCCAAACGTAGACAAGAAAGTTAGCGGTGGAGAAAGCGTAAGCATCGGTGGCTCTAATAAAGAGTTAGACAGACTCCGCAAGGAAGCTGAAAGAACAGGTGACATGTCTAAAGTGTTAGCCTATAAAAAGAAAACAAAAGGATAGATCATGGCAAATGGTTTTAGTAAAGAAGAAGTAGTAGCTTTTGAAGAGTTATGTCAAGGCTTTGAGGATGCATTAGTATTGTCAAGAAATGTGTCTAAGTACACAACTGATCAACAAACAATGGAGAGAGCAAACGATACTATTTGGCGTCCAATGCCTTATATTATGCAATCTTATGATGGCTCAGATGCTTCATCTAATTTTGGAGATAATACACAACTAAGTGTTCCCGCTTCAATCGGTTTTCAAAAACATTCTACAGCAATATTAACAGCTAAAGAACTAAGAGATCAATTACAAGAGGGTCGTTTAGGTTCATCAGCGGCACAAAAACTTGCAAGTGATATCAATGTAGCACTTACTACAGTTGCAACAGAGCAAGGTACAGTTGTTATTGCTAGACCAGCAGCAGCAGCAGGTTATGATGATGTTGCAGAAGCAGATGCTTCATTTAATGAACTCGGTGTAACAATGGAAGATAGATATATGGCTCTATCATCAAGAGATTACAACGGTATGGCAAGTAATCTAGCAGCTAGAGAAACAATGAACACTAAGCCGATTAATGCTTATGAGCGTTCTTATGTTGGAACGGTTGCAGGTTTTACAACAAACAAACTAGACTACGCTGGAAGTTTAGCAGTAGCGACAGCAACAACAGTAACAATGGCAGCAGCAGACCAATATTACACACCAGCAGCAACAATCACAGGTGCTAATGGTACAAACAATGTTGATAATAGATACCAAACTATCTCAATCGCAGTTGGCGGAAACACTGTTAAAGTTGGAGATGCGTTTACAATAGCAGGTGTTAACTCTGTTCATCATATCACTAAAGAAGACACGGGGCAGTTAAAAACATTCCGTGTTATAGAAATCGTAACTGGTGCAGGTGGTACAGGTACTGTTAAAATTTCTCCTGCTATTGTCTCAGCACAAGGTGCAACAGATGCAGAAAAACAATATCAAAATGTTACAGCAACTCCGGCAAATGGTGCAGCTTTTGTTTTCTTAAATATCGTTACTGCTAAAGTTAACCCTTTCTGGCACAAAGACGCTATTGAGATTTTACCAGGAAGATTGTCAATTGATCCAGAGGCAGGCGCTAAAGTTATTAGAGCTACTTTAGAGAATGGTATCGAAGTTGTAATGCAGAAACAGTTTGATATCAATACTCAGAAAACAAAATATCGTTGGGATGTATTATATGGTGTAGTTAATAAAGCACCTGAAATGTCAGGGATTATGATATTTTCACAAACTGTTTAATATAGGAGGGGGAAACCCCCTCATCAAATAAAGGAAAAATAATGGCAAATAAAATATTTCCAAATGGAACGAAAACAATTGATGTAGTAGCAGGTAATAAAATATCAGCACTTTCTCCTGGAGAAAGAGCAAAAGTTTATCAAAATACCAGTTCTGCTACACAACCTGATGTATGGGAATTGCTTGCAACTTTAACAGCAAATGTGCAGTATGTTTCAGATGCTTTTTCTGAAGCAACAGAAGTAAGAATTGACGCAGGCTCAGACTATGTAACTTATGTAAATGGAACACTTACAAATGTCGGTGTATCAAATGGCGATACAGTATCAGCAGTAGAGTACAATGAAGGGTTTGTTCATAAGACTGTCTTAACTCTAACAGCAACTCCAGTAACAATTACTGATGATGCAGGTGTCGCACAATATGGTGGTACAGCAAAATTATATGATCTTCCAGAAGGAGCGATTAGCTTTTTAGGTTGTGTAGTAGATGGTGACTTAACTCTAGGTGTAACAGGAACAATCATTGCAACATATGATGGCGACACTGCACTTGGTAGTATCACAGCAACAACTGGAGCAACACTAACGGGGACAGAAGCAGATATTATGGCTTCAGTACCAATTGCCACAGCGATTGCAGATGTATCAGCAGTTGCGGCAGTATCAGCAGCCGCAACAGTTGTTGACGGAACAGCAACAGCGAGCGATGTTTTCCTTAACTTTGTAATAGATGATGATGCGTCACACACATCAGGAACAGGTACTTTTACAGGTACAGTTACAATGCTATGGACAAATACAGGCGATGTTGCATAACAGTAATATTAATGAGGGGATTCGTCCCCTTATCATATGAGCATCTTGCGAGGTGTTGATTTGATAACAATAGGATTTAAAATGGCATGTAAAAAACTAAGTCTAAAGCTAAAAAACCTATAAAAAAGAGAGGGTATTAAAATGAGTGTAATGTTATACAAAGGTAATGGAAAAACGAAACTTCACAGTGTAATGGTTGATTATATCGTTATTGATGAAGAAGAAGTTGAAAGTCTTTTAGAAGATGGTTATTTTAAGACACCTATTGAAGCAGATGAAGCAGCAAACGACAAGGTAGAATCAGATGATGACATTAAAACAAAAGCTCCGACAAGAAAAGAGATGGAAGACAAAGCAAAAGAACTTGGAATTAAATTTCCATCAAATATAAAAGATTCTACTCTTCTTGGTAAAATCAATGCGAAGATAGAAGAAAACGAAGGATAATATTATGAGCTGGACTAAAAAACAATTTTGTGAAGAAGCATTTGGAGAACTAGGTTACGCTAACTATGACTTCACGTTGTCGGACGACCAGCTTAAAATAGCATTGAGAAAACTTGATGCTATGATGGCTACTTGGAACTTTAAAGGAATAAGAGTTAGCTATCCTCTACCTGATTCACCAACAGACTCTTCACTAGATACATTAACAGATGTTCCAGACTCAGCAAATGAAGCAATTTACGCTAATTTAGCAGTAAGACTTGCTCCGGCAATAGGTAAAACAGCCTCAAGAGAAACAAAAGTTACTGCTAAGCAAGCATACAATGTATTACTTGGACTTCATACAGAGCCAAACAATATGCAGTTTAATCAACTTCCTTCAGGTCAAGGAAATAAAAGCTGGAGAAATACGGGTGGAACTTTCCTTCCAAGACCAGAGGATGAACTTGAAGTTGGTCAAGATGGAACACTGGACATTCTATAATGCAAATTAATGTCCTAAATGGTATTTATACCGATGATGCGCCAGACTTTCGCACAGCATATCCTTTAAACTTTATTCCTGTTCCAAAAGAGCAAGGAATCTCAAAAGGTTATTTAAGACCGGCAGAAGGAATTGTAGAGTTTGGAATAACAACTGAAGGAACAGACAGAGGCGGGATTAATTGGGATGGTGTCTATTATAGAGTAATGGGCAGTAAACTAATTAAGATAGCTGCTAACGGTTCTTATATCGTTATTGGTGATGTTGGAGATGATGGAAAAGAAATCACAATGGATTATTCTTTTGATAGACTAGCAATAGCAAGTAACGAAGATTTATTTTATTGGGATAACTCAACATTAGTTCAAGTAACAGACCCAGACTTAGGAGTAGTTCTTGATGTTGTTTGGGTAGATGGTTATTTTATGACAACAGACGGAGAATTTCTAGTTATTACAGAGTTGAGTGATCCGACTCAAGTTAATCCTTTAAAATATGGGAGCGCGGAAGCTTCACCAGATCCTGTTAATGGTTTACTAAAACTACGAAACGAGATTTACGCACTTAATAGATATTCAATAGAAGTATTTGACAATGTCGGTTCAAGCGGTTTCCCTTTCCAGAGGGTAGCAAGTGCAATTATAGATAGAGGGTGCATAGGAACTCACGCAAGTTGTGTATTTTTACAGTCAATCGCTTTTCTTGGTGGTGGACTTAACGAAGCTCCGGCTATATGGTTAGGAAACAATGCAACAACTGTTAAAATCTCAACAAGAGAAGTTGATCAAGTCTTATTAGAGTTTACAGAAGCAGAATTAAATCAAGTTATCGTAGAAGCAAAAGTTGATAAAGGACACGAGCAATTATTAATCCACTTACCAACTAAAACACTTGTTTATTATGGCAACGCAAGTCAGGTTTTAGGAACTCCGGTATGGAGCATTTTATCAAGTGGCACAGATGGAGATTCTATATATCGTGGTAAAAATTTAGTATTTGTTTATGATAAATGGCACGTTGGAGACACAAACAGTTATAAATACGGTTATTTAGATGATACTATCTCGACGCATTACGGAGATAAAGTATCTTGGGAATTCACAACAACAATTCTATACAATGAGAGCAGAGGTGCAATCATCCACCAAATGGAATTAGTTGCATTAACTGGTCGTGTTGCCAGTGATGTTACTCCAACAATCTCAACAAGTTATAGTTTAGATGGATTAACATTCACTTCTCAAGCTTCTATAAAAGCAGGTAATGAAAACGAGACACTAAAAAGATTAGTTTGGTTGTTTCAAGGAAGTATGGCAAATTTGAGGCTACAGCGCTTTAGTGGCGATAGCGACACTCACATATCAATAGCAAGACTTGAAGCAAGAATAGAGCCTTTAAATGCCTAAATTTGATAAGATATTATTAACAAGAGCAGACTTAGCAAAATTTCTTCCAGACCAAAGGGCAGTTAAAGAGTTTGAGCGATTGTTTCAGCAAGATGAAGACCTTAGTCTTTTAGTTACTAATATAATTGAAGGTGTAGAGCTTAACGATGATGGAACGTATATTGTTCCAAGTGACACCAATTTTCTTGATGTGTCTAGTTCTATTTATAATGCAATTCTCATTTTAGACCAAACAACATCAACAACATTAATAATCAACACAAGTATAGATTTAGAACTATCTGCTCAATCGCAATCTGTTTTAGTTGATGCAACAAGCGGAGATATTGATATAACTCTTCCAGACCCATCATTATGTTTAGTTAGCGGAAGGTCGTATAGAATAGGAATAACTAAAATTGACACAACAGACGGTATGGTTAATATTCTTCCATTTGCAAGTGAATTAATAGTTGGAGAAACAAGTCAAGATTTGCAACTTGACGGAGAAGTATTAAATTTTATAACAGATGGCACAAATTGGTGGCTAGAAAACTAAGCATACTTCCATACAAAACCACCTGCCGACTTTCTTTTCCCACTGCAACAAGACGATATTTGATTTATATTTGTTTGCCTCTTTGCCTCACTCATAGAATGAAATTTTTTTATAAAATTATTATTTTTGTCATATTGCAAAACAGGAATAATTTTACAAGAGCTGTTTAACTCTCCTTTTGATTGTGATATTCTAGCATTTTGATTGTTTTCATCCCAAGTGGTAAGACTAATATTTTCAAAATTATATCCTTTTGAATTATCAAGTCTATCAATGCTTGGAATCAATCCACTTTTAAAATCACTTTTAACCCAGTTTTCCCATAAATATTGAAAATTATCTTGGCTATTCACCCATTCATAAAGTTGGAAAAATGAATATTCGGGCGGAATATGCCCTCTTTTTTTTGAAGATTTTTTTTGATTATTAAAAATCTTTATTATTAGACCATTCTTTGTTCTTCCATAATTAATCATTGATAAAGATACACACATTTTACAAATAGCTCTTAGCCCATCTCTCCCCTTTTTACTTTTGCTAAACATCTCGACAGTTTTCTCGTTCTTACAGTTTGTACATTTTTTCAAAGTTTTACCCTTTATGCTATAATATGACAAATGAAATTATACCATAAAATGGCAATATGTGTATTTGGAGAATTAAAATGAGTTTTTTAAAAAAAATAACCGCAATATTAAAAGATAATGCAGGAAGATCAAATGTGATTGGAGTGTTTGGGGAACAATGGGCAACTGATATAAAGAACGATATATTAGCTCAATTCTCTTATGGAAAAAGTACATATGATTTAAAAGCTGATGAAGTTACATTGACTGGAACAGTTACGATTCAAGGAGATAATCTATTAACAGTATCAACTGGTACAAATGCAGCTGGAGCAGCAGCAATAGAAAGCTATAACGCTATACGATACAGACCCGGACATACGGTAATCTCTCACTTTACTGCATTATTTACTGACCCAACAGCAGACAATACTCATCAATGGGTAGGAATAGCTGACGGAGTGAATGGTTTTGGAATAGGATTTATTGATGGAGAGTTAGCAGTTATGCGAATGCGAGATAGCGTACACACCCACATTTTTGAAGATGACTTTAATGGTAATATTGATATAAGTACAGTAGATTTCACAAAACTCAATGTGTTCAGAATAACTTTTGGCTATCTTGGAGCAGCATCTATAACTTTCGAGATGATGAAACCTGGAACGAATGAATTTGACACAATCCATACAATTTATTATCCAAACACTAATACTGAAACACATATACAATTACCGTTTTTACCAATAAAAATGAGTGTGGAAAACACAGGAAACACAACAGATGTTCAGATTCGTTCTGGTAGTTGGCAAGGTGGAGTGATGGGTCTTTGCCAGACTTGCGGAAACAGAGGTTTTTCATTTCCCTATACACCAGGTTCAATAAATATAACAACAGCAGGAGCAGTAGGAACAACTCCTGTTGTATTGGCAGGTTTCAAAAATGTCACATCTTTTCAAGGATTTTCTAATAAAATACGAGCAGAATTATTAAAATTTAGTTTTATCCCTTTTGACGCAACAGCAGACACAATAGTAACAGTTCAGTTAGTGGGTCAAGCAACAGTAACTGGCGGGACATACAATGATATTGATTCAACAAATAGTGTTTTGCAAGTCAACACCACCCCAACTGGGTACACAGGAGGAAGGGCTGGATTAACTTTATCAGTAGCAGCAATCACAGGACACGGGGTAACACCAGCGCAAAGCACCCCGGCAGACTTAGACACAAATGCACTACAATTATTTTTAGATCCTGGGCAAGAATATGCGATTATCGCATTCACACAAGCGGGAGCTGTTGATATAACTTGGGATGTAAATTGGAGAGAGTTGTTTTAAATGAAAAAATTATGGTATAATTGTGAAAAGCTGAGAAAATTTGCTACCAGCGGCTCACTAATAGGGAGTTATTTTGGTTAGCATTGGAATTAGCGATAAAAATCTTCAAGACATTTACCAAGATTCTTATATTTCTAAAGTTTCCTACGACAACAAACCTTTTGAGCCAATAGACCATCCTCTAGTTAAATATATAACTGCATCAATTGATGGAAGATTTGCTGGAGCGTTTATGATAATCCTCTTCAGCAAAACAGAAATTGAAATACACTCACTACTAAAAAAACAATTCGTCGAACATTCAAGACAATTAGGAAGAGAAGTGATTGATTTTGTATTCTCTTTTTACAACCCTCAGAGACTAACGGCATATATAATTGATGGCTTAAACACTGCAAAAAACTATGTTATTAAACTTGGGTTCACATTAGAAGGCATTAGACGAGATGCTTGTATAAAGGACAATAGAATGAAAAATATTTATATTTACGGCTTAACCCGTAGAGAATGGAGCATAAAATGAGTTTTGTAGGAGATGCAATAGGTGATGTTGTAGGTGGCATAACAGGTGCTTCACAAGCAGCAGAAGCAGGAACAGCGGCAGCAGCAACACAAGCAGCAAGTTCAGAAGCAGGAATAGCAGAAAGTCGTAGACAATTCGATGCAATGATTGAGTTAATGTCTCCTTATGTAACAGCAGGGACAGGTGCAATATCAGCACAACAAGCACTTATGGGATTAAGTGGACCAGAAGCACAAGCACAACAAATAGCAGCAATTCAAGCTGGACCAGAGTTTCAAGCATTAACACAAACAGGTGAAGAGGCATTATTGCAAAGGGCTTCAGCAACAGGTGGACTTAGAGGTGGAAATATCGAAGGGGCATTAGCGCAGTTTCGCCCTCAAATGTTATCACAATTAATTAATCAAAAGTTAGGTCAGTATGGAGGGCTTTCACAATTAGGACAAGCAAGTGCAGCAGGTCAAGCAAGTGCAGGTTTGCAAACGGGATCTAATATAGCGAATCTTCTAGCGCAACAAGGTGCAGCAACAGCAGGCGGTCAGTTAGCTCAAGGTCAAGTTGCAGGACAATCTTTTCAAAATTTAATTGGAATCGGCAAAACAGCAGCCGGTTTCTTTTAGGAGATATTATGCCATTACCATATGATTATTCAATAAGACCAAATATTGCAATCTCTCAAGCAGGCGGAGAGTTAGGGCAGATTATTAGCGGGATTAGACAAAGGAATAAAGCGGAAGAAAAGGCAGTTGTAGCAACAGAACAAGCCGAAGCACTTAAAAAACAATACAGTCTTGACGTGCAAGAAGCTTTTAAAAATCCGACACCTCAATCAATGGCAAGACTTATAGCTAAACATCCAAAACAAAGAGAAGCTTTCAAGCAAGGTTGGGATTTATTAAATGAAGACCAAAAGAGTAATGAATTACAAACAACAGGTCAAGTTTATTCCGCTCTTTTATCAAACAATACAGAAGTTGCAAACAATATCCTTGACGAGCAGATTACAGCCAGAAGCAATAGCGGTCAAGACACAAGCAAACTACAAAACATTAAAGACTATATAGAGAGAGACCCTAAAGGTGCAGCAGGTTATGCAGGGTTAGTTCTATCATCAATTATGGGCGAAAAAGAATTTGCAAAGACCTTTAAAACATTAGGGGAAGAACGTAGAGCAGGAATACCATCAGAAAAATGGAAAGTTTTAAACAATAAAGAAAAAAAAGAATTAGGGCTTCCACAAAATAATGCTTTTCAAATTGATGAAGACGGGAAAATATCTCAAATTGGTGGAAAAGGTGTGAGTGTTACGGTAGAGGGAGCAAAACAATTTGGAACAATTCCTCCGGGAATGCAACTTGAAGAAGTTAATGGTGCTTTTAAAATGTCACCAATACCGGGAAGTCCAGCAGAACAAAAAGCCAAAGCATTAGTTGAAAAAAAGAAATTAAGTAAAGGCGTAACAAAAAGAGCAGCAGGTGTTGTTTTTGAAGATATTGGCAGATTAAAAAAGAAAATAGAGGAAGCACCTTGGTATAGCCCCGTTTTAGGATTAGGCGGTCAAGCACTTTCATTTATACCTGGAACAAATAGGGTTGACGCAGAAGCTTTAAAAGAAACAGTAGTTGCAAATATAGGTTTTGACAGACTCCAACAAATGAGAGAAGCATCACCAACAGGAGGCGCATTAGGCGCAATTTCTGAAAGAGAACTAAGCACACTTCAAGCAGTATTGGGAAGTTTATCATTATCACAAAGCGAGAAACAGCTTACTAAAAATATTGATAGATTAAACGTAGTGTATAAAAACATTCTTAAAAAAGCAGAAGCATATCCGGGTGCAGAAGAGTTTGGCTTTGGAGCAATAGAAATAGTTGAAACACGAATCACTCCAGATGGCAAAACAATTGTCAAATATTCCGATGGAAGTTTTGAGCTAAAATAATGACACAACAAGAATTAGAAGCAACCTTTAACCAATCAGCACCACAAGTTGAAGTTCAAGAAACAGAAGTGGAAGTGAAAACTGCACCTCAACAAGACTTAGCTTCAATGTTTGAGCAATCTGTTCCTGAATCAGAAATGACAGAGCATCAAGAAACGATGCAGGAAATTGTAAAAGGTATTCGCGGAGAACTTCCAGAGCCACAAAGCTATGAAGAAATAGAAACGTATGGACAGCAAATTGATGAATATTTATCTTTTGGGGAAGCAATTGCAGGGCAAAGAAAAACCCCAGCAGAAGTGCAAAAAGAAATATACCAAAAGGCTTTAAATGAGCAACTAGGAGACAAGCCACTCGAAGAAATGAGTGATATTGTTTTCGATATAACACCAGTAGGAAAAGCTGCAGCAGTTGTTGGAGCAATCGGAACAGCAGGAGCAGCATATAAAGCCGGAAAACTTTTAAAGCGAGTAAGATACAGAAAAATGCCACTAGGAAAACTCACAAGCAAAGCAGCATCAAAAGATAAAGCAGCTATTAGAGAACTTGCAAAAAGAGCTGGAGCAGATAAAACAGCAATGGAAGCGGCAGATAGACTTGATATTGATTTACCCGCTGATGTATGGGCTACTGGTGAAAAAGGTATAGAGATACAAAAAACAGCAGGTCTTGCACGTTCACAAGTCGGAGAAGAAGAGGCAATATTTGCAAACACAATTCGTAAAGCTGCAAAGTCAGCAGATAGAACAATGGATGAACTTAGTAGAGCGGAAAGCGTAGCAACTGTTTCTGATGATGTATTACAAAAACTAAAAGCAACTAGAGATGATTTAGGTATAGAAGCTTCAAAGATTTATAATAATGTGAAAGGACAAATACCGCCATCTAGTTTGGTAAATATGCCAAATTCAAGAGAAGTAATAAATAAAACACTTCAAGAACTTGGAGATAACACAGCATTACTGTCAACTCAAGAGAAGAAGCTTTTAAGCTTACTTTCTCAAGATAATCTTACTTATGCAGCACTTGAAAGAGAACGCAGATTAATTGGACAAGCAACGGGCAAGGCTATGAAGTCAGGACCATATAAAGATGCAGATAGTGCATTGCTTGGTAAACTTTATGGAGCTATTAAAGAAGATCAACTCATAAACGTTGAAAGACTTGCAGGAACAAACACAAGAGATTTGCTAAAAAATGCTGATAGATTATTCGGAAAGAAAAAAGCACTTGAAGACAGTATTACATCAACTTTTGGAAAAGAAACAGCAGGTTCAATTGCTGATTTAATGACACGTTCAATCAATCTAGGAACAAAAGGTAATATTTCAGCGATGAATAAACTCTTAGATGCAGTTCCACAAGATATGCACAAAGAGGTAATGAGTACAGCACTTGCTGATATGGTTAAAGGTACTGAAAACATACCGTTTGATTTTGCAAAGTTCACAAAAGTTTACAAAGGATTAAGAGATAATCCACCAATATATAATAAATTTATCGGAGCAGTTGGAAAAGACAAACATCAATTACTTGGAGATTTATACAAAGTATCTAAAGCAGTTACAGAAGCTAGAGGCAACTTAATCAAGACGGGTAGAGCAATGCAGCCTGTTTTAGAGTCGCTTCAAGCAGAGGGATTGATAACAAAAGCAATAAGATTTGCATTAGAGAAAGTTCCTAAAAAGATTGGAATAGATGTAAAGCTAGATGGTTTACTAATGACTCCAAAAGATAGAATTGAAGCAGTAAGTAAAATGTTCAGAAGTCCAGCTTTTAAAGATATGGTGGCAGATGCAGCAATTAAAGTCGATGGTCCATCAAGCAAAACAATCAATGCTTTTATGGCATCACCAGCATTTGTAAAAGTTTCTAAGCAAAAAGGAATGACACCAAGACAAGCAGTTGATGAATTTACTAAACCAGTATATCCAAAAGTACCAGAAGAGTTTAGAAAAGAAACAATCACTCCAGTAGTTGAGCCGACAGCAACACCGGACTTTAGACAAGTGCCGGAATATCCACCATCAACTGAGGTGATTAAGCCTCGAGAAGAAGTTTTAAAGCAAGACTACATAAAGAAAGTAAAAGCCAGAGAACTTAGTGAACAAGCAAAAAAAGTTCAAGATATGGCAGTTCCTAAAATCGGTGGAAGTGAAGAAGAAGCAAAAGAAAGTGTTATCGGTTTATTTAAAAAGAATTTAGATGATACAGATAAATATAAAGGAATGAGTCAAGCAGACATTGACGAACTTGACCGCATTGATGCTGAAGAAATGGCACGAGAAGCAGAAACAATGTTCGCTAAAGGTGGACCAGAAATAATCGCAGGAACAATCGCCGGTGTTGAAGAAGATGAAAACGGAAATATAACAATAAATCCAGCGAATTTTGTCTTAGGAGCAGCAGGCTACACAGCACTTAAAAAGATTGCAAAGAGTCCTACTATTCAAAAAGAGTTTAAAGGCTATGTTGGCAGAGTATTGGATGAATTAGAGCGTAATCCTAAGTTTAGTTATATCACAGGTAAGCAGAATATCGTAGAACAAGCAAAAGCCAAGCTTCCTGCAAAATTATATGCAACACACAGAACAAACATTGAAAACGTATCAAAAATGATAGACGAAGGTGTGTTACCTGCTCCATCATTCGCACTTCAAAAAAACTCTAAAGCTTCTGAACAATTTGGTGATATTATTATGATACCAAAAGAAAAACATATTGATCCAAAAAAAGGAGCTTTTGTTTTTGGCGGTGATGCTTGGGCGCCAAGGATAAAATTTGACGAAAGTGATTATTTTGAAAGCATTGATTTGAAAGCACCAGTTTTTGACAGACTTCCAAAACTAAAAAATATTGCCAAAGAGCAAGATAATTCGAGTGATTTTTACAGTTTTGTTAGTAACGACCAAAAGTCTTATGGATGGTTTGAAGATTGGGCAAACAAAACAAACAGAGATGCTGACGATTTAATAATGATGGCAACAAATCAAATATTTATAGAAGAAAGCCCTAGCCTTAAAAAGAAAATTTCTTTAATGAAAAAACAAATCAAAGACAATGGCGGAGATATAAGAGGTCTCGAAAATGCTTTCACTCCAAGTTACATTGATAAGTATAAGCGATACTTTAATCTTGAAGATGTTTCAAAAAGAGGGCAAGAACTAAAAACATTCAAAGATAAAGATAAATTTTATCAAGAAGTAGAGAAATCACTTAAAAAGGGTGAGCAACCACCTGCTGACTATATGGAAGTAAAAAAAGTAGATTTAGTACCAATAGATGATTTAGATAGAATTATTGTTCCGGATAACCAATATGACGAGGTTACAAAAATGCTTAACGAAAAAGGCATAAAGGTTAATATGGTAAGGCAGAGAAAAAATGAAACAACAAATAGCGCAATTAAAAGAAGTTCATTAGGTAAAAGCAATTACATATATGGTGGTGCTTCACTAGGACTAATTCCACTATTTGATAAAGAGGATAATAACCAATGAGAACACTAGTTTATAGTAAAACCAACACAAAGGAAATAAAATGTCACAAATAAACCAGTTATCAGCAATAGACACGGTAGCAGGAGGCGATTTATTCGCACTATGGGCTACAGGAAACGGAGACACAAGAAAGTTATCAGTCTCAGTATTATTGGAGTATATCCAAGACAATATAGATAATATAAAGGAATATGCAGATTTTGCTTCATTCCCAGCAACAGGAGAGACTGAAAAAATCTATATCGCTACAGACACTAATCTTATATACAACTGGAATGGAAGTGCTTATGTCAAACTTGGTGTAGTTGTTTTAGATGATTTAGAAGACGTTGATACAACAGGGAAAGCCGATGGCGATTTCTTTATCTTTAATGGTACAAGCGAAGAATGGGAAGCAAGGTCAAGTCTTGATTTAGGAGACATTGCGACAGGCAATCAACTACAGTTAAGAAGTGACACAACCGCTAATCACGCAACTTTTACAGGGGCAGAGGGAGAGGTTACTGTTGACACAGACAAAAACACAGCAGTTGTTCACGATGGCTCAACCGCAGGCGGAATCCCTTTAACAAAACAAAGTGATACAGATTTAAAAGCTCCTATTGCTGATCCTACATTTACTGGAACAGTTGGCGGTATAACAAAAGCAATGGTGGGTTTGGGCAATGCTGATAATACATCAGATGCTGATAAACCAGTAAGTACCGCACAGCAAACAGCACTTGATTTAAAATCTAATTTAGCAAGTCCAACATTTACAGGAGTACCAGCAGCACCAACAGCAGGTTTTGGGACAGATACTACACAGATTGCCACAACCGCTTTTGTTATAGCCAATACTTCCGGAGCAGACACTAGACTAAACACAGCAGACGAAGATTATGCAGGTCAAGCCGCAGACGTAGAAATACTTAACAATAACGCTGGAGAGTGGATACAAAATCAAGCTTCAGCGTGGGTTAGTTTCGAGGATACAGGAACAGCAGTAATTTTAGATAGCTATAATGTTGCAAGTGTGGTTAGAGCTTCGACAGGGGTTTATGATATAACTTTTGCGGTAGCAATGGATGATATAACTTACGGAGTTGCTTCAAATGGTGCATACGCTGCTAGTTCTCCGGCAATTGCTGGGGGTGTTACAGCATCAAAAGCAGTTGGATCATATCAAATAAGAGTAATGAATGTAGGAAGCACACTAGTGGATGCGATTGATTGTGGTGTAGTATTTTTTGGAGGGAGATCATAATGAAATATTTTTACAAAATAGTAGATGGTAAAGCACAAGCAGGAAGTGGCAATACAACACCAAGCGATTTTACAGAGTACACGCTAGGAAATGAGCCACAAGAGTTAATAGATGGTTTGTCGTATCAAACACCAGAGGAAATAGCAAACGCTAGAATTTTAGAAATAGATATACGCTTAGATGAGATTGATAGGCTTAGTATAAGAAGCCTCAGAAGCAAATCTAATGGGCGCGGTAACTCTCAAGATGATACAAAACTTACAGAGCTAGATGATGAGGCTATAACGCTTAGAGCAGAACGAGAAACAATAGCAGTTTGATATGAAAAAAACTCAAGCAATCTTTTTATCTTTATGGTTTTTAATACTTTTAATAACAAAAGGATTGTGGACTAAACTATTCTATCCTATTCCATATTTAGCATACGAATGGGTTATGATGGGAGTGGTCAGAAAATCATACACGAGACCGGAAAACATATTTAAAAATCCAATTAAGTGGTTCTTATGGTTACACTATGATGATGATCAACCACCTCAAGGTGCTAAATGGTTTCAAAGAGATTATTGTAATTGTGAATGTGATTACGCTTCTAGGCTAAATAGATTTATTTGTGCTTACAGATGGAGTGCTTGGAGAAATCCAATGTATAACATAAATTATAATTATCTAAGCAACACTTCAGAAATAATAAACCACGAAGTTGTATTTGGTAAATACGAATGGAATAGAAAGTTAAGATGCTCAAATGGAGACGATGGTTATCAATTAGTTTTTTACAAAACAGCAAAAAGCCAAAATAGATTTTTATTTAGTATGGCAAAAAAACCATTAGGAATCCCACTAACTATTTACTTTGGGTGGAATATAAACAATAATGGTAGATTTACAGTGGCGGGAAAATTTAAATAAAAGTAGGATGCTAATATGCCAAACGGTGATGAAATAGAACAAGCTCACGACTTAGGCTCGATAAAGTCAGAAATTCACACACTAAACACTCTGGTAAAGACGCTATTTAAAAAGCTTGATGATTATATTGAAAAAAACCAACCCAAACCGATTGGAGTTGCAGGGTATATAGGCATTGCTTTATCTATACTCAGCATACTTGCTTTAATATTTGGAAGTATGATTTATATGACTAATTCAGCAAATGCGCCCGTTATAACGGCATTAACACAGGTGTCGCGAACACTAGCCACGATACAGAGTAATACTATGGAGAACGCTAACCAGAACCAACTTACCAGAATAGAATTATCAGGTTTAGCAAAAAGTGTGGGAAGCAATGAAGAAACACTACAATGGATAATATTTCAAGAGAACTTGCCCAAGCAAATAACCGAAACGCAAGGGCGATTAAATACATTAGAGATGCAAATGAAAAAAATTAAGGATAAAGGATTATAATATGATCAAGCCAAAAAGAAAAAAAAGCTCAAAAAAAATACTACCAAAACCAAAAAGATAAGGATAAAATATGATACCATTTTTACCAATGTTAGCAGGTTTAGGAATAGACTTTGTGAAAGATTTAATAACAGATAATGGTGAAGATCTTGTAAAAGCAGGAATTGAAAAAGTTACAGGAATTGATTTATCAAAGAAAGTTAAATTAACACCAGAAGATGTTGCAAAAATTAAAGCAGCAGAATATAAACTAAAAGCACTTGATTTTGAAGCGTTGAAGCTATCTTATGAAAATACAGATTCTGCAAGAAATATGAATGTAGAAGTTCAAAAATCAGAACACGCATCAAGTCTTGCAAAAAATGCAGCATATTATATTGATTTTGCAATAATAGGTGCTACTATTCTTGTTGGATTAATGCTATTTTTATTAGATATACCAGAATCAAATCAAGAACTAGCATATATGATGTTTGGTTCGTTAATGACTTTAAGCGGAACAATTATTAATTTTCATAGAGGTTCAACACAGGGATCAAAGGATAAAACAGAACATATGAAAAACATGAATAAGTTGGGAAAGCAATGAGTGCAGATTTAAAAAAATCACTAGACATACTTTTTAAATTAGAATTTTCAAACCCTGCAAATGCACTTCATAAAAATCCAGGTGAAAATGGTTTAACATACAAGGGTATATATCAAACTGCTCATCCTAAATGGGATGGTTGGGAAATTATAGAAAATGCTCTATATGAAAATAACCAGGATATAAGAGCAACATCAATATCACTAAACAATAACACAATACTTGATAATCTTGTAGTAGAATTTTATAGATATTCATTTTGGAATAGAGCAAAATTAAGTGAAATAAATTCACAAAAAAAAGCTGATGAAATATTTATCTTTGGTGTTAATGTTGGAATGAGAACTGCAGCAAGAAAAACACAAAAGTTAGTTGGTGTTGTAACAGATGGAATAATTGGAAATCAATCAATAAAAGCAATAAATGAATTTGATGAAGATTTATTTGATATGCAATTTGATGATCTGGAATTGCAATATTATGAAGATATTATAAAAAAGAAACCATCTTTCGCTATGTTTAGAAACGGATGGAAAAATAGAGCTTTAACGGTTTAGCCCGTTGCTCTAAAGCATAAAAAGCGAAATCACTCTCCCATTATCCCAATACCTCACCAAACAAAACACAGAACTTGCAACAACAGCACCTGCCCCAGCAAGCAGCATATAACTATAGATTAAATCTTTACTTTTCCATTTCATCCAAACAACCTTTTTAAAAAACTAACTTTTTCAGTCTTCTCAAAAAACTTTACCATTTCATTATCAAACTCTTTTTTTTCTAACCGCTCAATCTTTTTATGTGCTAGACCTAAAGCCTCCCAAAGTTCCTCTTTTGTTATCTCTTCTATTGTTTTTCCCATAAAACACATCATATCATTATTCATCTACAATCCTTTCACTTTCCCCATCTCTTTAATAGCATCTCTAAAACCTTGAGCTTTAGCTTCTTCTAACTGTTTTGTGTTTACTCTATTGTTCCATTGGGAAACGGAAATATCTTCGAGCCAATCCATGCTTCTATGGATAGCACTATTTTTCATTAAGATGGAACACGCGGAACATCTAATTTCAATAGATTTTTTTGTGTGAACATTTCCAATATGTTTTATTTTTGGCACTGCATCGCAAAACGGGCAATTTGATAATGCAAATTCTTCATCTCTATACATTGATTTAAATTTCATCCCTCACTCCTTTGTGATCTAACATACTCTTGATGAACTTTTATTCTATATCTGTTCATCTTTTGGACTTTTTTAAGTCGACTTTGTTTTTTACGTTGTTGAGGTGTCATTTAATATCCATTCACAAGCTTTGAAGATTGCTTCTGGCTCTGTGTTTGCTCTCAACCTTATTTGACTATTAACGTGGCATACCCATCTATTATTGGTATCGTAATCATGTTCTTTTGTTGAGGGCAGTAGATAATTAGAACCTGATATTGGATGATTGAACCAAGCCCACTCTTTACACTTATGAGCTAGTTCGTGGATGTTATCATCTCTAAAAACATTCGTTCCTAGTTTTGACAATGTGTAGCATATTTTATTTTCAGAATAAACTCCTTCACTTACGCTTATGACTGTTTCGCCCAAAACCTCACTTAACAATTCTTTACTTATCATCTTCATTCCCTTATCATTTAATAACTAATCTCTTTACTGACTAATTAATTTTTTAACTCTACATCATTTTCGATAGCAGTCATTAACATTTTCCATGATGAGCTTCTTTTAGTTGCTCTAATGTGATAATATCCTCTTTATATAATTTCACTATTTCACATTTCACATATCTATAATCTGGAACTTTTAATATGCCCGCCATTTTGTTTCTTAGCACTTGATGTTTTTGATAATCCTCTAAATCAGATAAACTGTCAATCGGCTCATAAATATATAATCTATATGTAAATGACGCGTAATCTCTATCTTCTGTTTCTAAATCAGCATCACCATATTTACAAACTTGATGGTCTGCTATTTTATTTTTCATTCTGTCAATAGTTTCTAATACTTCATTAAAGTTATCACTACTTTGTAAAGAAGATGTATTATTCCAATCACTAATATCTTTCATTAACTCGGTATCGTAGTTTTCTGCACCTTTAACACCATCACTATAGAGTTTTTTATTATTCTCTATAGTTGCATTAATTTCTTCCATCATCTTTTTTTCTAATTCTTCATATTTCATCTCATTCTCTCTTTATATATTAATTACTCTCTTAAAGTAATATGACTTAGGAAGGAGTGAAGCGAAGCATACAAATATCCTGAGAAAAAATACGATTAGATATATTTCTCATAAAAGTATGCAACAAAAATGACTTCGGAGCCGTCGTTTGCTTACACATACCCTAGCACTTATTACACGCTAGGAATATACACATTTAACAAGGCGGATGCCATTCCCTTGTATTACCTACAGCACACAACTAAATGTCGCCTGTTTAGGAGTATATATCATTTCTTCGCTCAACATACGAGCCATCGGTCTGAGGACACTCTATAACCTCTCCAGTCGTATAAATTTCTTTATACAGAGTTTTTTTTCAGTAAGATTTTTATGGTAAATTGAAGTTGATATTTATTTGAAGAATTATAGAAGCACCCTACCAAGATACTAGAATAATTCTCGTATAGACCCACTCGTTAAAGTGAGACTAATTTTAGTTAGCTTCTTGGTAGGGCTATACGAAAATATTAACAAAACTAAATTTAAGAACTTGATACACTGTCACATATTTTGCTACGCTGGTATATGCCAAACCTCAAAGTGTATTAGCTATTATACCCCAACTAAATTAAAAAGTAAAGGGGTTTAGAATAAAGTGTTGTTTTGTTTAACAGGTTTGTATAATTGTCTTATTAAACTTCGCATTGTGTTCACTTCTATTGCGTTGCCGGCTATCTTGTAACTTTGAGTGTCAGAGTTTATTAGTTTTATATCTTCGTCTTTTACTCCTTGAAGTCTGAAACATTCTATTGGGGTTAAGCGTCTTATTCTAAAGGCCTCTATCACTACATTATCTTTTTGAACACTCGTTAAACAATTACTGGTCCCACCCTCATTTATCTCTAGTATTTGTTGAGTTGGAAGGCCTGCAGTTCTACTTTTTGGATTATCTGGATTGCGGCCTCTGATTGCTCCGATTTTGACATAGCCTTGTGCATATCCGTGAGTACCTGCACAAAGAGTGGCCATTTCTTTATCAGTTCTATGTATTGTATTTGCTTGACTTTTAACTAATATCTTTGGTTCTTGATCTCCGCCTTGTTGTGTGATTAATGTTGAAGCAACACCACCAACTCCTTGTATTCTTTGTGCTGACTCAAACTTTGTGTCCGTTAGTTTTGCAACTACTCCTATTTCTTTTCCAGTAAGCTCAAAAGTTCTATCATCACTCAAATAATACTTCTCGCTCACATCATCTTCAAGATAATCTCTAAGAACTTTAGTCAATGGAATATGCTCTGCAAAGTTAAAATCGTGATATTCATTAACATCTAAAAACCCAACTATAAAAACTCTCTCTCTGTTTTGAGCAGTTCCATGTTCTTTAGCATTTACAACTTTTGAAGCGATTAAATATCCCATATCTTGAAATGTTTTTACTACTTCTTTGTAATCGTTTCCGCTATTTGAACTTAGTAAGCCTTTTACATTCTCAAAAATAAATGCTTTTGGCATAACTTCGCTCATTATTCTAGCACCCTCACGAAATAAAGATGATTTTTCTCCATCGAACCCTTTTCGTTTACCGGCAAGAGATAAATCCTGGCAAGGTGAACCCCAAACCATCAAATCTATACCATCTAAATACTTTTTACCACACATATTAGATACATCTTCATAGAATGTTTTAGGCTCTCCGTGAAATTCTAAATATTGTTTACGAGCATACTTATCCCACTCACAAGCAAAAACAACCTCGTGTTCAAAATCTTCGTATCTTAGAGCAAACTCACAAGCAGCAAGTCCACCGCTGAATAAAGTTCCGATTCTCATTACATTTCCTTTATTTCAACAATAACAAGTTCACTTTCATCTTGATCTAAATGTTTAGCGACTTTGATTTTCTCTCTATAAGTTTTTATAACCTCTTGCAGCTCTTCAACAGTCCAAGTTTTCAAAGCTGTTTTATTAGCCTCTAGGAACTCTACTTGCTCAATCCCGACCTTTTGTATTAACCCTAGTCTATATTCGCCCACGTTACCGCTTAAATGGTCGTTACAGATATTACATTGAGTATTTATATTTCTTTCATTGAATCTAAGTAATGATGATTTACTTCTCGGGATATAATGCCCTGCGTGTTCTTGTCTGCCTTTTGAAAAATCGTGATTGCAACTTATACAAAATTTGCCCTTATCTCTTAGTCTGATATATTGATTTACGAGCTTTTGAGCAAGTTGAAGCAGTACAGGCTTATCATTTTTTTTAAACTCTCTTAATGCTTTTCGTGCTTCTTTTTTGACTTCAAGTTTCTTTTTGGCTAAGTGTATATTTCCGTATTCACACGCACATAGAGCTGAACAGACTTGTTGTAATTGTCTTTCGGGATGAAAAGGGTTTTTACAGATTTTACATTTTTTATTCTTCATTTTCTTGCCTTTTTTTAAGTAAGCATTATATCAAGCAATTTTTTATGCAGAAGCTTATATTTATCATCTTTATTTATTTTTATTTTTTCTACTGTTAAATCAACTAAAAGTGTTAAATCATTATGGGTTATATTAATACTCCCATCTTCTTGAATATCGTCATTAGGACAATTATAATAATGATGCCCACCACCGCAAACTATACACCCTTTATCCGCACTATTTTTACTCATAATTGCACCTTTTTGAACTCTAAATCTTTTTCAATCAAATCATCTCTAAGCTTTCTAAGAATTGCTAAAACCTGAATGTTTCTTTTTTTGACTTGCGGTCTGCACCTTTCAACATATTTAGCCTGAGCGATAATAAGGTCGTTTAAATCAAAACTTGGAGTAGAACATTTATATCCTCTATTATCGATAATCATTATATCTTTGACTGTAACGGTTTTAAAGTAGATTGCTTTGTTTTGAATGGTTAAGATGTCTTTTTCGCTGATATTGTTGTCTTGCATCTTTTTTCGATATATTCTCATTTTATCCTCTCTATCTCGCTAATATTATTATGATGAAAAGTGTGATAGTGGCAACCTTGGCATTTGTACCCTATTTTTATCTGATGATAACCATGTCTATATGGGTCTTCAATTCCAAGATATTCTAAAAATTGCACAGAGGCATAATTTGCAGGACAGTCACTTCTAGTTGTTATTTCAACTTTACAACCGATTGTGAGATTGTTTTTAGCTTCAATTTCTAGCATCTCTTTGTGGTGGAGTTGTTTTATTTGATTATTAACATCTCTTAACTGTTGCTCTAAAAGTGTTTTTCTTTTTTTTAAATTTTCTATCATCTTAAAGCCTTTTTCTTAGCATAATTACGAGCCATTCTATCCCTGTTTTTCCCATCATTGCAAATCTTACAAGTATAAAGAATATATTTCCCGTTTGATGGAAACTTTGATATGTCTTTTGTTTGTTTGCATTTACCTCTGCAAGTTCTTTCCATAATTTCGTTTTCTGGATTATTAAATTTAAGGGAGAGTAAGAGAAGCTCCAACACTTTCGCTCTCGTGAGTCCTTAAACAAGAGTAGGAGCGAGGCGGTTGGAAGACCTATCACTACTCTCATTTAAAAGCTCAATAAAATTATAACATAAACTAGGGATTTTCACCCCAGCTTCTTTTAGGTCTTGTAGCCCAAAGTAAAACTCCAACCATTAAAATTACTGCTGTTTCTATCATTTTAATCCTTTTATTCCGTATTATAGCAGTTGTTGAACTATAAAAACTTATCACAAGTCAAGATTCTCCACTCTTTTTATATTTCCAAATAAACCCACCGGCAGTTTTTCTTTTACCTTTACAAGTATACCCTATATTGGTATAGTGAATCCCTGTTTGACGCTGTGCTTCCTTAGTAGAATGAAATTCTGCAACAAGTTCACCATCTCTCGTAAACTGCAAAACTGCTTTGTTTACTTTGTTATTTATTCCGTTTCTTCTATCACTTTCGCCTTTAGCTTTATTCTCTCTCCAAGTCGTTAATCGAATATTATCAAAAGTATAAGGCTTGTAATCATTACGCCTATCTAGTGACGGAGCTAGTTCTCTTTGAAATCCGCTCTCTACCCAATTATCATAAAGTTTATGAAACAAAGGCTGACTAAATAGCCAATCTTTAAGTTCATCATTGCTATATGGTGGCAAAGGATATTTTTTTGCTCTTGATCGTGTTCTTTGCCCTCCATACATACTGTTTACTAAACCTTTTTTAGTTCTGTAATATTTCACACAATCTCCTTAAAACGCTATTCTTAATTTAATAACGTGATACTTTCTTAACCCACCTTTGCAATAACTACACACCACTTTTCTTTTAGGGTAAGAGATATTGCAATTAGGACACTTTTTAATGATTTCCATTACAAACTCCTATTATTTTTTATAAAATCTCTTGCTATATCGTGGCAATCATAAGGATTTTTTCTTAAATCTTCAATCAACACAAAATACTCATCAGGCAAACAATTATCAATTACCCATTCTTCAAGATAAGCCATTGACTCATCAACTAAAACATCAAAGCCTTTGCACATAGCCCATTCAATCGGAGACTGACTGTTTCCAACTGCGTGAATCTCCTGATGTTCTAAAACAGGCACTATTGATAAAAATATATCTTGCTTTAAATGGCTCAAAGGCAAGAAATGATGAGCGTCACATCCCATAGAGTTAGCTTTCTCTTTCATATATTTATAGAACTTCGGAAGCACTAGAGGATTACGCTTTTTAGCTTTCACTTTCGGCTTTAACCTTTTGCTGCTAGTCTGAGCTTTTTTCGTCAGCATCTTTCTTCTCCCATTTGTTGCAACTAAAGTCTTTATCGTGATGAAACGGGAGTATGATTTGCTCATCACAATATTGTTCTTTTAGATAAGATATGTTGTAGTGCTTACAACTCTCACAAGTTCTACTATTAAAATCTTGCTGAAGTTCATTCCATACTTGCAACATAGCTTGTTTTACTGAATTGCTTTCAGGGTATGCTGTTTGTTTTAGAAGTTCATCAATTCTATCGCTAGTCATCTCTCTTCCCCCGTTAAAACATTATTTGCACTTTCAAAAACCAACTTACCATCAACAACATTGTAGTATCTTATGATGTTTGTTTTTTTATCCAGGATAGATACTTGGAAGCCCTTTGCTTCGTTATAGCTCAACACTAAGTTTGTATCATCATTTTCTAAAGCATAATCCATTTTGTCGTTGTAGTCGGTTATTTTGTCGTCTATTATTAGTTTAACTCCGTTCATAATCAACCCTCCAAAACATCTTTATCTAAAAGCTTCATCATCTTGTTAAACGCTTGAAGTCTCTCTTTCCCTTGTTCTGAATCTTTAGGGAACTCGCTATCGTTGTTCCAAAAATCCTCCCGCCATTCTTTCTCTGTCCTTGTGAAGCATCCCATTTGTATAATTACTTCTTTTTCTGTTACTATTATAGATGAGCGATATTTGTAAAGTCTATCGAAATAATGATGGGCAATAACACTCGCACCTATCAAGTTCGCACCTCTCAAGTTCGCACCTATCAAGTCCGCACCTCTCAAGTTCGCACCTCTCAAGTCCGCACCTATCAAGTTCGCACCTCTCAAGTTCGCACCTCTCAAGTCCGCACCTATCAAGTCCGCACCTATCAAGTCCGCACGATAAAAACTTTTTTTAGCTTTTAGTCCCTCTTCTAATAACTCTCTCCACGAACTGCACTCAATCTCAAATATAACCTCTTGTGTATCCCATCTTTTAACTGTCATAATTAATCCTTTATTACCAAAATGATAGCATTATAAAACTTAACAACTCTTTAAATTATACATAAACTTTACATAAGCTATATGTAAGAATTAAGATGCTATCATTTTGGTAATAAAGGAAGAAAATGAAAAAGCCTGTAACTATATCTCTTGAAGAAGAGGTTATTAAGATAGCGGATGATTTGGTTAAGTCAAATCCAGAGATAGCAAACCGTTCAAATTTAATAACGATTCTTATTCTTAGAGAGAATACAAAAATTAAAAGAGAGAAGAAAAAATGAAACTATTAGATAAATTTGAAAATTGGTGCGAAGAACAAGCTATGAGGTGGTTCTAATGTCTATTATGGCATTGGTTGGGTTGGTGGTGGCTGTGCCTCTCTGGTTGTTTAGAGAAGTTGCTTAGAAGATTAAATTAAAAAGGAATTAAAATGGGAAATTTATCAAGATTATCGGTAGTAGCAGGAGCAATGGCTGCTTTAGAAAATGTTTTTATGCCGACAAAAATGGATTATAATCAAAGAAGCACTAGAGTTCTTAACTATAAAAAAGGTGGAAAACCTTTCACGAGAGGCGTTAGAAGTAAATCTCTTAAAACTAGGGCAAACAGAAGAAAATCAAAAGCTAAAAGCAGAGGTTAGTAAAATGAACCTAGATATAAGCTGTAAAGGCATAAACAATGTTTCGTGGGAAAGTGGCGGCACTATGAGCGTAGAACTTAGTAATGTTTCGCCTGACTTCATAGAACAGTTGGAAATCAGAGATATTATGATGTGGGCTGACCAGCAAAAGTTGATGAATGAGTTTGATTATGATGAACTTATTGAGTTTTTTCTAACAAAGTACGATGTAAAAATCGTTAGTAATTTATCGGTTTAATGATGTATAGTAATTGCTGTGATGCACCCATCATTAAAAATACTGATATATGTAGTAAATGTAAAGAACATACAGGGAGGGTATCGAAATGAACGCTAAACGAATTCAAAGAGAACTGCAACAACCATTCGGGCAAAACGACCTAGAGTGGAGAGTTCAACAAGCAGGAGAATTTAACGGTAAAGTTTGGGCTAGAATAATCGCTTATGTTACTAATAGGGCGATTCAATCAAGATTTGATGATGTTGTTGGTGTGTTTGGTTGGAAAAACGAGTACAGTCCTCTTCCTAACAGTGTTGGGGATGGTTCACTATGTGGAATTTCTTTAAAGTTTGATGGAGAGTGGATTACTAAGTACGATGGTTCAGACAATACTAGCATTGAAGCAACCAAAGGCGGTCTTAGTGGCTCAATGAAACGTGCTGCTGTGCATTTCGGAGTAGGAAGATACTTATATGATGTAGAGGCTTTATATGCTGATATAATTACTGTTGATGCTTTTAAGAGATTACAAAAGCACGAAAAAGAGCCATACGAAAAAGCAAAGACTAAAAGTGGTAAAGAGTTCTATTGGAAAGCACCAGAGCTTGATGATAAATTTCTGCCTAAAAAACATTTAATAAAATCTGTGTATGATACTATTATAAAACTTATTAAAGAAACAAAGTCTGATAAAGAATGGGCTTGTGAAAAGTTTGGTGTTGATGATTTAAAAGATTTGTATACTGATGAAGCAGGAGCATTAACTACAATGCTACTTAAGAAAAAACAGTTAATGGAGGCAGAAGATGAAGCTAATAAAAAAGACTAGCTTAGAAGTAAGTGAAGATGTTAAAGATACATTAACTTGGAAGCTTCAAAGAATAGAAGAAGCTAAATTGCCAACAGAGAGTGGAATCGCTGACTATATCGCTCTTGCCATTCATAACTTAGAAAGAGAAGTAGATTATATAAAATCTATTGAAGCTGATTATAAAGAACAAAGAGAATCTATTAAAGAACAGATAGAAGCAATTAAAGTTCAAGGTGCTAAGTTTTTTAATGATGCAGGGATTGTTAAAGTAGAGGGTGTTATATGTAGCTCTATCACTTTAACGAAAGGCAAAGAGGAATCAACGACAGAAACAACAAAAAAAGTTTTTACTCCATTAATTTCAAATGCAGAAATTGAAGAACTATTAATCGGATTAGGCAAAGCAGAAATGAAAACCGTTACAGAAACTAAAACAACAAAATTCATTCCGCAAAAGCTTACAATTAATCCAAAGAAAAAAAGATAAGCAATGAAAATAACGCTTATAAAAATGGGAGCAGTAGCAGCCCCATCAAGTGAAGAAGATTTAGAAAAATGGATGAAGTTGAGCGATGCTTCGTATATTGTAGATATTAAAAACTTAGATATGCGAACAGTTAAACAAAATTCTGCACTTCACTTATGGTGTACTAAAATTTCTAAGACACTAAATGATAATAATTTATTTATGACTGGTCTTTTTGAAAATGACATCATGTGGACTATGGATCTTGTGAAAACTCAAATAATCAAGGGCTTAATTAAAAAGCTCTTTGATATTGACAGCACGACAAAATTAAAAAGAAAGGAAATAGATACTTTAATAGATACGGTTACTCTCATATTTGGAGAGAAAAAAGGTGTAGAAATTCCAGACTTTCCATCGCGGAAACTATGGGATGAAGTTAAATCAAGCACATAACTATCATAGATAGTATTTTAAGATATGTATAAAAGGAAATGAAGATGAAAAAACTAGCAGTAGCAAACGGAAGTTATGAAAAAGATGGACAACAAAAAACAAGATGGGTTAATGTTGGAGTTATCGGAGTTTCACAAAATGGAAAAGAATATATGTTGATTGATCCAACTATCAACTTTGCAGCATTTCCAAGAGAAGAGGGCAAAGATATGGTAATGGTCGGGATTTTTGACGATGCTAACCAAAATCAGCAAGGTGGTGGGAATCAACAACATCAACAAAGTTACCAACAGCCTCAAGGCGGTCAAGTTCCGACACAATATGTTGATGCGAACGGTAATCCGATACAACAGCAGTAAATTATGACCGACAGACAAGAAACTCAAGATGCTCTAATGGTAGCACTTGAGAAAAAAGAGTTTTACACCAAAGAAGTTGAGCGGTTGATTAAATTGTTAGAGAAAGGATAAATTATGACTAGAGAAGAAGAGTTAAAAAATGAGATTGCTGAACATATAGGATTATTTATAAGAATAAAAGCAATTTTAGATGATGAAGATTTTTGGAAAGTTGACAATGATGGTGCTTGGCACAGTTCTTTACACAGAGATTTATCAAAAGTATGCAACAAGTCCAAGAAACTAAATGATAGACTTAGCATCTATCATAAGATGATAAAAACACTGCAAGAAAAGATAGATGATTTTGAGTCAAGAACTTGTAGTACTTGTAGATATTTAGATAAAGCATCAGGAAGATGCACAGACTTAAACACTAATGTTTATCAAATGTATATAGATAATCCTTTTGACTTTAGTTGCAACAAATGGGAGAAAAAATGAAAACAATAAACCAATGCCCTAAGTGCAAAAGAATATACCCACTAAGAATTTTAAAATGTCCTAACTGTAATGTCGGGTTAGAAAAGTCTTATGTGATTAGACTGAGAAGAGAGGGATGAGATGAATTACACACTAATGAATGTTCCAATGACAAAAGCTACTATAGAAGATAGAAAAACTAACACAAGGAGAGCTATTAAAGGTGTAGATGGTTATGAGTTTTCACACTTTACAATCGAAGAGAACTTAGCTCACTTTGTTAAAGAATTTGGAAACTACAAAACTGTTAAACCTAAATACCAAATAGGCGAAACTATATGGGTTAGAGAACCAGCGAGAGTGTTCGGACACGATTTAGAGTTTGAAGCACAATGGGTTACTTTTCAATACTCAACAGATGAAAAAATTATCTCTCCAATGATAGTGCCTGAAAGGTTTATGGTAAACAGCCCTCTACTTCCTGAATGGATGGAAAACTGTCAAGGCATCCCAAACGGCTGTATAAAAGAGATGGTTCGTATCTTCTTAAAGGTTACTGATGTAAGAGTTGAGAGGTTGCAGGATATGACTTTTGAGGATATTGTTAAAGAAGGATTACGATATAGTAGAATACTGCTAGAGAACGGTGTAACAATAGAAAATCAACTTAGAAGAAAATGGATAAACCTCTGGAACTCAACAGCGCCAAAAGGCTACAAATATCTTGACAATCCATTCGTATTTTGTTATACTTTTGAAGTGATTGACAAAAAGGAAATTTAATGAAAAAAAAGATTTGCACAAAATGCCAAAGAGAAAAAGATTTACAAAGTTTTTCAAAAAGAGCAGACAGAAAAAGTGGTTACGCCTCACTATGTAGAAAATGTGTGTCTTTGCTTGGCAACGAGTATAAAAAAAGCAGAAAAGGTTTATTGTCTCATATCTATTCTCAGCAAATAAGTCATAGTAAAAAAAGAGGAGACAATCCACCAAGCTACTCCTCTAAAGTTTTTATAGAAGCTGTACAAACTACCGAATTGTTTAGTAAATTATATGAAAATTGGGCAGAAAGTGGATATATAAAAAATTTAAGACCAAGTATAGACAGAAAAGATGATAAAAAAGGATATTCGCTATCAAATATTAAACTTATGACTTGGGAAGAAAACAACGATAAAGGCAATGAATCTCAAAGAAATGGTTTATTAGATACTTCAATACCTCATAAAAAAGTTGCACAATACACAGTTGATGGAGTTTTTGTTGCAGAATTCATAAGTGTTAGAGAAGCAGGAAGAGAAACTAATATTTTGCCACAAAGTATTTCTAAAGTCTGTTGTGGAAAACGAACAAAAGCAGGAGGATTTAAATGGAAACATATTTAATTAATCCTTATGTATTTGTATATGAGTTTGAAAGAGTAGAAAAATGACAATCACAACACACCCAATACTATACATCGGCATATGGATTGTAATCACAACTCTAGTTGCATTAACGATAGATAGATTTATATTAAGAAATAAAAAGGATAAAAAATGAGTGATAACGACAGAACAAACTAATAGAAAATATACAAAAGATGGGAACTAGACAATTAGAGTCTTTAAAGAGAACCATAAGCATATCAGATGCAAACAGTTTTGTAAAAGACAGACTTATGAAAGTTGTGGATGAAAGAGAAAGCAGACTGATTAGGATAGATGATGCGGTGGTAGAGATGAGCGAATTACGAAGTGGAGAAATCTAAAACACTTTATGCTATAATACACTACGCAAGAGCCTCAATCTCTTGCTGTCTGTTGAGGAGACAAAATGAAACTACTAATAATTCTAATCGCAATATCACTACAAGCCGGTAATTGCGAATACTACATAAACGAAACATCAAACAGCATAGATAACTATAAGTTGATCCTTTACAGCAAAGACATTAGCCTAACTAAAAACGCGTATGAAGACTACAGAGAGCAAAGCCAAAGAGCAATAGACAGTTGTGAGGGTGCGTTAAAGTTTAAGTTGCAGATGATAGAGATTAAAGCGAAGTATAAACACGAAAAGAATTTAGAGAGGCTGGAGAGATGAAAACACATATCACTTCAATAATAGTAGCTTTAACCATAGCCTCAGTAACCTGGGTATATTCTCAAGTATTCAGCAATACAATAGATATAGCTGTATTAAAGTACGATTTATCTACGCAAGAAATGATAGGGGATTAAGGTGGCAAATAAAAACTACATAGGACACGAATACTTTTGTGGTGTATGTAAATCATTTTCAGTTGCAACAGATGAGTTGCTTGACTATGTTTATCTAAAACACGAAAACGGTGAAGAGTTGGAAATAGTCACTTTAGAGTGCTTCACTTGTGGGAGTATGTCTATTCCAGAGGGAATGAATCAGATTGCTTGGCTTAAAGAAGAAAAGGATTTAGAATAATGGCACACTCTAAAGAACTATGGGAAAAAGCTAAAGGTTATTATGAAGCTGGATTAAGTTTAGCACAGATAAAAGATAAAACAGGGATAGATAGAAGCGCTGTATCAAAGAAAGCTAAAAATCAACAATGGCAACAGGGGAAGAATAGCGACTATATCGAAGCTAAGGAAATAATAGCTACTAAAAAATCAACAGAAAATCAACAGTCACTTTTGTGTGCTGATGAGATAGCCGATGACAATATAAGAAGAAAAAAATTAGTATATGATTTAGCAGAGAAAGCATTAGGCAAAATAGATAAAGCTTTGAGCAAAACAATAACCATAAAAGAAGAAGACAAGGAAGACCGAGAAGAAGAGGCTGAACACTCCTCAAAAGACATAAAAGAATATGTAGAGGCAATCGACAAAGCCTCAATAACCTTAAATGTAAACCAAAGACACGCTAACAGCCAAGTAGTCGTGAACAATCAAAATAACCAGGACAATAAAACTCTAACGATAGAGGACTTATACAATTAATGCCTTTAATGAATCCAGAACTCAGAGACTTTTGGGCAACGAAAAGCAGAAATAAAGTCCTTTTTGGTGGTAGGTCCTCTTCAAAGTCACACGATGCTTGTGGAAGATTAGTTTATGTAACAAACAAATATAAATTAAAGATATTATGTGTCCGGCAGTACCAAAATAAAATCACGGACAGTGTATACACACTAATAAAAGACAAAATTGAAGCATTTGGTGTATCTGACAACTTCAACATTATAAATAACTCTATCAAAAATACAATTACCTCAAGTGAATATCTTTTTTATGGGATTAATAGAAATATAGATGAAATAAAATCAACAGAGAATGTAGATATTTTATACATAGAAGAAGCTCACAATCTTACCAAAGAGCAATGGGAGATATTAGAGCCAACGATAAGAAAAGAGGGAAGTGAAGTTTGGATAATATTCAACCCTAGACTAATAACTGATTATGTTTATGAAAGATTTATAATAAATACTCCGCCAAATACAATCATTAGACATATTAATTATAATGAGAATCCATTTTTATCTAAAACAATGCGAGAGATTATTGAACACGCAAAAAAAGAAGATGAAGAAGAGTACAAACATATTTATTTAGGAGAACCTAAAACCGATGATAATGAATCTATAATAAAAAGAGTTTGGATAATGGCAGCAATTGACGCTCATAAAAAACTAAACATTGAGCCAAGCGGTGTCAAGGTTATAGGATTTGATGTTGCAGATGATGGCGGAGATAGCAATTCCACTGTATCAAGATATGGATTGCTCACAACAGAAATAACCGAATGGAATGCGAAAGAACACGAACTTAATAAATCTGCAATTAGAGTGTTTAACCAGGCTAAAGCAATAAACGCTGAAATAATATACGATTCAATCGGCGTCGGTGCTGGTGTAGGAAGCAAAGTCAAAGAACTCAACGATAACGGAATAGATAATATAAAGTTTCATAAATTCAATGCTGCAGATGGTGTGAGGTTTCCAGAGAAGTTTTATATGCCTAAAATCAAGAACAAAGATTTCTTTGCAAATCTAAAAGCTCAATCTTGGTGGACAATAGCTGATAGATTTAAAGCCACATACAATGCAGTTGAGAATAATGAACCGGTTGACGAGGATCAAATAATAGCAATAGATAGCAGTGTAGATAATTTAGAAAAACTTATAAATGAATTATCAATCCCTAGAAAAGATTATGACAATAATGGAAGAGTAAAAGTTGAGAGTAAAAAAGATTTGAAAAAGCGTGGTATATCTTCACCAAACATTGCTGATGCTTTTATAATGTCATATGCTGATGTAAGAAGAGTTAAGCGAAAAGAAACAGGAATCGAACACGTTGGAAGTATTGCAATGCCTAGTTTTGGGAGGTGATTAAAATAAACTCACGTTTTATTTCTCCGCACTTTTCACATTGTAAAATCCACATCATTCCAACAATGTCTTTGTCCTTATTAAAAGAGTTTATTGTTTCAATATGTTTCCATTTATGCAAATGAGCATCTCCGGTAAATAACCATTTTAATAATCTTATCATCTCTTCTCCCATTTGTTACAACCATCATTCAAGTCAACTTCAACGTTAGCCACGCATCCCAAACCATCAACTGTTTCAACATTAACTTCTATACTGCAATACCCTTTATCGTAATGCTTACAACTCTCACAAGTTCCATCTTCAAACTTATCAACCATAACTCTCAAAGCCATACTAAAGTTACCCTCATATCTTTTTTTTGCAATCAGTTTAACTTTTTTAATTTGTGTAGGTCTTAGTGTTACCTTTACTGCTTCTGTTTTATTGTTCATCAATTACCCTTTTCTATGGTACCAAATGAAACCCAAGCTTCACAACCATTAACAGTAAGAGACGATAAATCTATCCTTTGACTATTAAAATGATTATGAACTTCTATCTGTTTGCTATTTACTATTACACTTCCGTGAGATGTTTGAACCGCTTGTGGTTTCCCAATAGGTTTTATAAACTCTACAGTATATTGCCCTACCCCTGTCCTGTATACGTTTTTTATATTGTAGCTATCTAGGATTACCACTCTTTCTTTTATATTGCGCCTAAGTATCTTATTTTGTGCATTTAGAGGCAGTGCTAAAACTGCAACACCTACACCAATAAGTTTAAAAAAATTTCTTCTTGTCATCAATAGCTCCTTATTAGTATGTACCTTAACACACATATTATTAAACTAAGATAAATTGTATAATAGTGAAAAATATCCAAAGGCTTTAAAGATGGCTAAAAAGAAAGATGAAGATTTAAAGGCAGTTCACGAAACAGCAATCCAACGAATGAACAAAGTTCAATCTAATTCTTATGACGAGAGAAAACAATCTTTAGAAGACAGACGCTTTGCTTCAATAGCTGGCGCGCAATGGGAAGATGGACTAGGGCAATTCTTCAAGAATAAACCTAAACTAGAAATCAATAAAATAGCAATGCCTCTCCTTAAACTAAAAGCAGAATACAGAAAAAACAGGTTAACAGTTGACTTTGTTTCAAAAGATGGTTCAGACAGTGACGAGTTAGCAGATATATTTGATGGACTTTACAGAGCAGACGAACAAAACAGCGTAGCTCAAGAAGCTTATGACAACTCTTTCACTGAAGCAAGTGCTGGAGGTTTTGGTTCTTGGAGACTTAGAAACGATTACGAAGATGAATATGATGAAGAAAATGAATATCAGCGTATCTTTATAGAACCCATTGTTGATGCAGATACAAGTGTTTATTGGGACCCTAATTCAATAAGATATGATAAAAGTGATGCTAACTGGTGTTTTGTGCTTCATGCAATTACTCCAGAGACATTCAAAGAAAGATATGATGAAGAATCTCCAGCAAGTGTTGATAAAAATGTAGAGACTAATCAATTTGATTGGAGTACTGAAGATAAAATATATATCGCTGAATATTATGTAAAAGAAATCAAAGAAGAAACTTTTGTATATTATAAACCTCTTGTTGGTGAAGAGTTAGAAAGATTTGAAAAAGATGATTTAGAAGCTGAAGAAATTGCAGAACTAGAAGCAATCGGCTCAACTTTAGTAAAAGAAAGAATAATCAAGCGTAAAAAAGTACACAAATATATTATGAGTGGTGCTAAAGTCTTAGAAGATAAAGGAATGATTGCCGGTTCAGAAATTCCTATTGTTCCGCTTTACTTTGAGAGATGGTATATTGATAACATAGAACGCTTTAGAGGACTTGTGAGAACGTCTAAAGATATGCAAAGACTAATGAATATTCAGTTTTCTAAACTTGCAGAGATAGCTTCTCTTTCAGCAGTAGAAAAACCATACTTCACACCTGACCAAGTTGCAGGGCATCAAAATTCACACGCTAACGATAATGTAGAGAATAAACCATACTTACTTCTTAATCCAATAGAGAACGAAGAAGGTCAAATGATTCCAAGCGGTCCTTTGGGGTATACAAAACCTCCAGCAGTTCCACCAGCACTTGCAGTATTAATTCAAACAGCAGACGTAAGTATCAAAGAGCTTTTAGGTAATCAAAACCAAGGTGAAAAGATAGTCGCTGGAACAAGTGGCAAAATGATGGGAATGGTGCAAGACCAACTAGAACTAACCACTTATATGATTATGTCTAATATGGAAAAGTCAATGAAAAGATGTGGTGAGATTTGGGCTTCAATGGCTCCAGAGGTTTACTTTGAAGATGATAGAAAATTAAAAACTATTGGAAAACAAGGTGAAATTAGCACTGTTACTCTTGGCGAACTTAATATTTCTAACAATGGTGAGGTAGTTTCTAAAGATTTAAGTGATGGAAAATTTGATGTTGTTGCAGAGAGTGGACCAGCTTCAAGCACTAAAAAACGCTCACTAATAGAATCGCTTACAGAAGTAATGAGAGTTACAACAGACCAAGATTTGCAATCATTATACTCTACAGTAATAGCAATGAACGTAGAGGGTGAAGGAATAGGATTCGTTAAAGACTATGCTCGTAAACTTCTAGTTAAAAGAGGTGTTGTTGAACCTACAAAAGAAGAAGCTGAAGAGATGGCAAAAGCAGCGGAAAATGCTCAACCAACAGCAGAAGAAAACTATCTTAATGCAGAGGCGGAAAAATCAAAAGCACAAGCAACAGAAAATCAAGCAGATACATTAAAAACTCTTGCAGAAGTTGAAAAAACAAATGCCCAAACAGCAGAGATATTTGCAAAAATGGACGCTAACGAACAAAAAGCATTTTTAGAATTATTAAATCAATTCCAGAAAACAGGAGACGAACCAGTGGCATCCGCACCACCACTGTAAAATGAAACGGACCGAGTAAATTTTAAGGAAGATTCGATGCAAGAAGAAACGGTAGTAGAACCAACAGAGACAGAAGAAACTGAAACACCAGAGGTGGAACAAGCAGAAGCGGAAGCTGAGGTGACCGAAGAGGTTGAGACAGAGACTGAAGAAGCTAGTGAAACTGAAGATGATGAAGAGATATTTGTAACAGTTGGCGATGAGGAAGCACCACCTCAAGAAGAAGAAACAAACGAAGCTCCAGAATGGGTAAAAGACGTTAGAAAGCAAAACAGAGAACTACAAAAAAAAGTTAAAGAGTTAGAAAGACAGACAGCAGTTGTTGAGGAAAAAAAGCCGGCAACGCTATCTAAAAAACCAACACTTGAAGACTTTGATTATGATTCTCAAGAGTACGAAACAGCACTTGATAAGTGGCACGATGAAAAAATAGAAGTTGACAAACAACAAAATGTTCTTAAAGAAGAAGAACAAAAACAAGCAGACGCGTGGAAAAAAACATATGATGATTATAGTGAAGCTGTAAAGAACACTAAGATTAGAAACTATGGTCAAGCCGAAGATGTTGTTAAAGATACTTTATCTATCGAACAACAAGCCATCATATTGAAAGGTGCGAAAAAGAACTCAGTTTTACTTGTCGCTGCCATAGGTAGCAATCCAGAAAGAGCGAAAGAACTTGCAGCAATCACTGATCCAATAGATTTTGCTTTTGCAGTTGCAGAAATGGGAACTAAATTGAAAACACATAAAAAGAAAGCTCCA